TTATAGGCAGAGGTCTATAAGCACCTTTGCTTTTTAAAAGTGGAGGTGCTTTTTCATGGCTAGTCAGAGCCTTATTTCCACAGTAAACGGATATGAAAATTACATAGAGAGGAACGGAAAAGACGAGCAAGTAATTAATGCCTATGTAGACGCTTGTAGTGTGGCCATAAATGGCGAGAAAGATATTGAGTATGGACTACAGCTCACCGAGAGAGCAAAAGAGCTTATAGAGGACTTCTGCACGGCTAAAACAGGTGGTACGATTTGGGACTTGGAAAAATACGCATTTAACCACAAAACCACGTATGAGCTGATAAACAAAAAATATGAGGTTTTGTTGCTTGAAGCCCAAAACAAAATAGTTGACAGCTATTTTCAGTACATAGAGAAAAAGCGTGAGCCTAAAGACCGGTTTTATATGCCACGTAGGAAACAACTAATCAAAATCGGACTTGTGGACGCATTACAAGGCATGATTGATGATAAATACGACATATTATGTGTGAGCCTAGTGCCTGGAGCTGGAAAGAGTACAATTGAGAAATTTTTTCATTCGGCAGTTGCCGGTTGGTTTCCAAAAGACTACAGCCTATTTTATTCGCACAGTGGCGATATTACACGAATGTACTACGATGGAGTATACGACATTGTTACCAATGATGATGATTATGCGTGGCATGACATTTTCCCTAATCTATCAGTTACAAGCACGAATGCCAAAATGGAGCAGTTTAATATCGGCAAGTACAAGCCATTTCCGTCTGTACAGTGTACTTCTGTAGGAAGTAAGAATGCCGGAAAAGTCCGTGCAAGTAAATTTTTGCTAGTTGATGATATGATAGGTGGAATTGAGGAAGCCTTAAATCCTACAATACTTGATAAGTTGTGGGATAAATACGCAGTAGACGCAAGACAACGTAAGACACAAGATACGGACGGAAAACCATGTAAAGAGATACATATTGCCACTCGTTGGAGTGTACATGATGTTATCGGACGCATTCAAAATATGTATATTGGAAATCCGAGAGTCAAAACAATATCAGTGCCCGATGTAGACCCTGTGACAGGGGAAAGCAATTTTGATTATGAGTATGGTGGTTTTACGAAAGAGTTTTTTGCCGACCAACAATTACTCATGGACGAAATCTCTTACCGATGCTTGTATAAACAGGAGCCTATCGAGCGTGAGGGCCTATTGTTTCCCGATGATAAAATCCGCAGATACTTCAATCTGCCACATGGCGAACCGGAAATTATCACAGCTCAATGCGATACAAAAGGAAAAGGCACAGACTATTTTGTTATGCCAATACTACAGAAATATGGCGAGGACTATTACTGCATTGATTGCGTGTGTGATAATACGGCAGACTATGAAATGCAGTATGAAAATGCGTCAAACACATTAGTCAATAATCAGGTACAAGAGTGTGAGTTCGAGCGTAATGCCGGCGGTGACAGAGTGGCTATGGAAGTTAATAAGCGAGTTGAAAATAAAGGATGGATATGCAACATCACTGATGTACCGACAGAGACAAATAAGGAAGCACGTATTTTTCAGTGCTCTAACTGGATTTTACAACATATTATTTTCAAAGACCAATCACTTTATAAGCCGAATGAACCTTATGGAGTAATGGTATCACTGCTGAAACGATATTCAGTAACGGGCAAAAAACAGCTAGATGATGTTCCTGATGTTTTTTCAAACTTTGCCTTAAGAATGACACAAGGCAGTAGGATAGCAAAGGTTGAAGCAGTACACAATCCGTTCAGAGGAGGGCTTTATTAATGAATACAAAAACTTACTTAAATCAAATCAGCAGATTAGATAAAATGATACAAAACAAGCTGTCTGAAATATACAGGCTTAAAACAATAGCATGTAGCGTTACTGTTTCAACGGACAAAGAGGCAGTTGATGTTTCATCTGACAAAGATAAATTAGGCAGTACAGTAACTAAAATTGTGGACTTGGAAAAAGATACAGACAGACTTGTTGATGAATTTATGAGAAAAAGAAATCATATTATCAGCCAAATTGATAGTATGGAGAATACTGACTATTATCATGTGCTGTCAATGAGATATGTCAATCAAAACACTTTTGAAGAAATAGCCCAGGCTACAAATTGGAGCATAAGAAAAATATTTACAATCCACGGCAGAGCCTTGCAAGAGTTTGAAAGGCTTTACGGAAAAGAATATCTTGAAAATGTGCAGTAGTGTGCATAGTTTTGCATATCATTGCATATATACACTTAAAAAATTGACAGTTATAATATAACTATGAAAAAATCGTAATTCGTTCATTGCGTAAAATCTCTTTAAGAAATAGCACTCACAGATTGTGGGTGCTATTTTTAGTGAAACGAGGACAACATGAATAATCAGAATATTAATATTGTACCAACAGGAAAACGAAGTGTAATGTGCCCTCGTTGTGGAAAGCTATTAACGTGGGTAAATAAGAACGATAAGAAGCACCACAAAGTAATGTGTACGCACTGCCGTAAATGGATATGGTTTTGGGCTGGCACACAAGAATTTCAGATTAAAGAGGTTCCACAGAGAACTTCTGCAAGTGGCATGAGGTTTTATTAATGTACAGGTACGCTCATAAAAACGTAAGACATTTTTCGGCTGTCTGTCAGAATAATTACGGCAGACAGGTTATTTTCACACGTAAAAGGCAAATCACAAAAAACAACATAATCGAAGAACTGAATAAAGCACTTGTGATTCACGAGCAAAATGCTATTGAGATTGAGTATCTTGACAGATACTATCGTGGCGACCAACCAATTTTGTATCGGCAGAAAGTGAACCGCCCGGAAATCAATAACAAGATTGCTGTAAATCTTGCATATGAGCTTGTTGAGAGAAAGACTGCAGAGATGTGTGCCGAGCCAATCCAATATGTGCTACGTGGTACTGATAACCATAAGTCGGAAGAAATTACACAGCTTAACATTACGATGGACTCTGAAAGTAAACAAGAGTGCGACATAGACATACATCGTTGGAGAAGTATATGCGGTACTGGCTACAGATTTATCGGTAACGATGACGGACAAGGACAGTTGCTTGATGAGAGCGATTTTTACCTATCGTCTGAAAATCCAATGTATACGTTTGTAGCATACTACTCAAACGGACGTCCGGCATTCTCTTGTCAAATCGGAGAGGACGAGAACGGAGCAAATATTTATTATGTGTTCACCGACAATGAGTGGTTTGATATTCGTAACGACAAGATTTACGATAGCGGAATAAACGGAAATAGAGCTATTCCGGTGATTGAATATCCAAACAATGCAAGGCGATTATCTGACATTGAAATGACTATTGCAATCACAGACGCTATTAACGTGCTTACATCGGACAGAATTAATGGCGTTGAGCAGTTTGTGTCTGCATGGGTAAAATTTGTTAATTGTGAGATTGACATAGATACATTCAGAAAAATGCGACAAGAGGGAGCATTGGTAGTTAAATCTAACAATGGTTCAGACAACAAGGCTGATGTTGATGTAATGACGAGCGAACTTAATCAGACAGAGGGACAAGTGGTATTCACTGACCTTTTTGAAAGATTTTTAAGTATTCAAGGTCTTGCAAATCGTCAGGGCAACACAGGCGGTGACACCGGCTCTGCCGTAGAACTACGAAACGGACATTACGATGCCGGACTTAGGACAGCTATTAATGAGCCTATCCTCAAGAAATCAGAGAGAATGGCACTTAGGCTTATTCTTAACAGGCTGAGAATTAATAAGGGCTTTACGCTCATGCCTAGCGATGTGGAGATACACATTAATCATAATAAGCTAGACAACATGCTTGTTAAGGCAGAGGTACTTCAAATACTGCTTAACTGCGGTATCAATTACAAGAGAGCCGTCAAGACGATTGATATGTTTAGCGACCCTGAACAAGTCACTCTTGAAAGTGCTAAGCGTATGGAAATGTTATTCCCGGAAGAACAGCCGACAACAGCTACACCTAACAATAATAACGATGATAAGAACAATGGAAAGACAGCCGATGAATAATTGGCTGTCAATTTATTTTGGAGCTTGATATGGCAGATGAAATCCACGCACTTAACAAAAATGAAATACAAGACATAGATTATGATACATATTTTGGTGAGATGGATTTATCTGACGAGGAAAAAGAGGATAGAAAAGAACTTGCCGAAAGGTTTGAAAAAATCTTTGTTATGCTATTTGCCCTGTTATCCGGCAAGGAAGAAACAGAGATAACAACTATCACTAAAGAATTTATCATCAGATACGAGAGCATTGCCACACAGTATTGTAGGGCAAAGAAAACACCCTCATACATTACAGATTATGCTCGGTACATTGTGAATGAGGTAGTTGACGCTACCACACAAAATACTGAAGTAGAGTATTTTACTTCACAGAAGCGAGCAAAAAATGTAGCTGCGAATGAAGCTAATGCAGTCGGTAATTACAGGCTACAAACTGATATGGTGAAACAAGGTTACAAAACAAAAGAGTGGCGCTCAAAAGAAGATTCACATGTCAGACCTACACATGCAGAAGTTGACAGAAAGAGAATTGATATTTTTGAGCCGTTTGAAGTTGGAAACTCACTTATGATGTTTCCGAAAGATCATTCTTTAGGGGCACAAGTAAAAGAAATAGCAGGGTGCAGATGTACCCTTAGATATTTTAAATAATCAGCGATTGCCAATTATGGCAGTCGTTTTTTATTATACAAAATTTGCAGTTGTGCGTTAAACAACAGAAAAACTCGGCTGGTGCGACCAGCGATAACAAAAGCGTGAGTTACGGAGGTAATTGAAATGACAAGAAATGATGTTTTGAAGCTTTTTCCCGATGCAACGGATGAACAGATAACAAATCTGCTTAACAAGAGCGGTGAGGAAATGGCAAGAGAGAAAGAGAAAACCAATCAGTACAAGGCTAAAGCCTACAAAGCTGACGAGCTACAGACACAGCTTGACGAGCTACAGGCTGGCAACATGACAGAGCTTGAAAAGGCAAATAAAGCCTTAGAGACAGCCAATCAGCAGATAGCCAAGCTACAGAAAGATAACGCTGTCAGAGATTTACGAGAGAGTGCAATGTCTGATTTTGGAATTACTGCAGAACAGGCAAAGACAGTAGTAAAAGAGGATGGCTCTTTTGACACGACATCACTTGGCAAGATTATTTCCGACATGAAAGCCAATGCGATAGCGGAGTATGAGAAAAACGCACTCAAAGATACTCCTAATCCAAACAATGGTGGTAACAATAATGAACCCGACTCAAAGCCGGCAGATGTGGCCAATGCAGAACAAATCTCATTCGGTACAGTTGCGAGTGCTGAAAGTCAAAACAGCTATGTAATTTAAACAGGAGGTAGAACGATGGGAAAGCCAATCGTAAGAGACTTTACACAGGGTAAAGGAATTTTAAAATTTTTCCCTTATGAGGGCGCAGCATGCCTTGTACCACAGACTATGGTAACAAGCGCAGATGGAAACGGAATGAAGATTGTACCGGCCGGTACACCATTCCCAAGCAATGATGCAGAGTGCAAGGGCTATCTGTTGCACGATGTAGATGTAACAATGGGTGACGCACCTGGAACATATGTATATCAGGGAACTATTGATTGGGAGAAAGTTAAGTCACTTTCAATCGCAGATGAAGCTAGAACTGCAACACCTAGAGTTACTTTCTATGGCGCACCAAAGATTGTAGCAAGTCAGGTTTAAAAGGAGGTAGAAGAACATGGCATTACCATTAGCAGAAGCATTTACAGCGAGAAGCCTCGCTGTAATGTGGAACAATTATCAGAAGACATTAGGAACTGCCCCTTATCTTGGCAGACAAAAATTCGGAACACGTAAACAGGACTCACTCGACCTTAGATTTATCAAGGGTAAGAACGGACTGCCGGTATCACTCAAAGCTTCAAACTTTGATGCACAGGCAGAGTTAAGAGATGTTGGAGGTTTCTCTGACATTCAGAACTCAATGCCATTTTATCGTGAGGGATATATGGTAACAGAGAAAGAGGAACAGGAGTATGACAATTACAGAACTTCTGAGAACTCTAGCCTTGCCAATAATGTGTTGCGTGAAATCTCAAAGAAACCAATGATGTTAATTGAGGGCGCATTAGTTGTACCGGAGAGACAGATTTGGCAGTTGCTTGCACCTACAGATGGTGTACCAAAGGTAAAGGTTGTACTTGGCGATAAGAACTATGTCGTTGATTACACAGCCGACAATGGTGCAGAGCATAAGGAAAAGCACTTTAAGTCAATTACCGGCACAAGTGCATGGGATAAGCCTACCACATGTGCACCACTCGATGACCTTATTACAGCTCGTAGAGACTTTGCAAAGGCTACAGGATATTCTCTTACACGTTTCACCATGAATACAGAGACTTGGGAAATGGTGCTTAAGGCAGAGGATACAAAGAAACAGGTACTCGGTATTACTGCTTACAATGGCGGTATCAGATTACAGCAAGGACAGGTTACTGAATACCTTAGAGGATATGGTATCGAGATTGAGGTATACGATAAGCTCTATGTTGACGAGTCAGGACAGACACAGTACTTTGTACCAACAGGCATTGTATCTGCGCAGGCTGCCGGAGTATTCCTTGGCGATTACACATTCGGTAAGACACCGGAGGAAAGAAGCGGAAGTATCACAGACGGAAACCTCTCACTTGTTGAGACCGGTGTATCTGTATACACATATGCTACAAATCATCCTATCAATACTCACTGTATCGTATCTATGATTGGATTACCTACATTCGATGGTATGGATAGCGTTATGGTTCTCAAAGTTAAGGAGGATTAAGGCTTATGATAGCAACGCACTCTATAAAGCATGATGGAGTGTGGTATAAAGTCGGAGACGAGGTGCCGGAAAGCAATAGCAATTCGGTGCCTTCTGATTTTATGAACCCACCTGAAATACCATACACAAAGACGGAAATTAACAGAATGTCAACAGCCGACTTAAAGAAGCTTGCGAGCGAAAATGGTATTGAAAATGCCACAGAAATAAATGGCAGCGACTTGAAGAAAATGTTAATTGAAAAGTTTGGATTATAAGGAGCTTGGCATGGAATACACCACATTAGAGCAAGTCAAAATAAGACTCGGACAATATCATATCGAAACTGTCACAAACGATGATGATACAACATCTGATGTGGTTGTATTCGATAAAAGGGAAGATAACCCACTCATTGAACAGCTCATTAAGCAAGCCACTGAAGATGTAAAAGCAAAAAGGTGTTATCCGGACACTTTCACTGATGATGATATAACTGCCGATTTAAAGCAGTTTGAAAATGTCGTTATTAATCTTGCAGTTTATGACCATTCACAAGCCGGTGAGAACTACATGAGCGCATTGAGTGAGGGCGGAGTGAGCCGTACATGGAAAGACAGAGATAAGCTGTTTGTCGGAGTTTTTCCTTTTGTCAAAGTGCTATAAGCAAAAGAAGATTGTGCGTTACCAATATGGTAGCAGGCGGTACACATTAAGTGGTGGTGGGCGGTGTGCCAATTACTAAAGACGAAAGGCTGTAAGATGAATAATTTAATCTATCAGACATACATTATTGCCTTACCGATTGTTCTAACAGCGCTTTTGGGTTATATCGTTTGGCTTTTACAAGAGCAGAAAAAGCAAAAAGCGATAGACACAAAAGAAAGAAACGAGCGCATTGAAGAGGAAAAGAAGCTACGACAAGCGAACGGAAAAGGTACAATGTTACTTTTACGAGTACAGCTTATCGAATACCATAATAAGTATATGAAACTTGGCGAAATACCCTTATATGCGTATCAGAATTTTTGCGATATGTATGAGGCATACCGTGCACTTGGAGGTAATGGCGCGGCAACAAAAATGAAAAATGAGATTGAGGAAATCCATTTAGGCAAAGGAGGGAAAAACTGATGGACTTTACACAAGTACCTACAGTAGTTGCCATTATGGTAATTACTTATTTAATCGGATATGCTTCAAAGCAGATACCACAGGTTAAAGATAATATTATTCCTATTATCGTAGGTGTAGCCGGTGGAGTACTCGGCATTGTTGGAATGTTTGTAATTCCCGGCTATCCGGCAAACAACATTCTTGATGCAATAGCAGTTGGCATTGTGTCGGGCATGGCAAGTACCGGTGTTAATCAGATTTACAAGCAGATAAAGAAAAATGCTTGACATTAATAAACAAGCCATGAAATACGCGCTTCAAGGTCAAACAGTCATAGTCTATGACAGAGACGAGGACGGAAATCCAAAGTTTTACGAAACAGAGGACGGAGAAAAGATATATTACACCCATGAGGAAACAGGCTTTTCGGAGCCGGTTGATTTTCGGGCGAATATATCGTTTGACGGAGGAGAAGCGCAGAACAAGGAATATGGCTTTAATGCGGCTGATTTTGACGCTGTTTTACTGACAGACAGAGGAGAATACCCTTTTAAAAAAGGTGACGTTATTTGGCTTGATAGTGAACCTACAAAGGACGAAAACGGATTAGTTGATTCAACTTCCGCAGACTTTACAATAGTGGGAGTCAAACCCTCTCTCTATTCAGTTAAATACATGTTGAAAGCAGTTGTGAAAGAAGTGTAATTATGAAGCTTGACATTTCCCTAACAGAAAAATCTATACAAGATGCGATAGACAAGCTTGAAAGATACAAAGACCGCTTACAAGACAAGTGTATAGCGTTTGTCGAAGAGCTTGCTAGTAACGGCATAGACGTAGCACGAGCAAATACAGGCAATTTTGGACACTATATCACGTTTAGTTACGAAATTAAAGATACAACAGACGGCTGTACGGCTATTGTGCTTGCTACCGAAACAGGGCAGATACAAAGTACATGGCAAACGGCAGACGGACTTAAGACAGTTGATGTATCGCCTTTACTTATGGCCGAATACGGCTCGGGCTGGAGAGCTAAGCCACACTTTAATGACACAAGAGGCGGTCAAGGAACTTTTCCGGGGCAAACACACGCATTCGACAGCGAGGGTTGGTATTGGAGAGACGAAAGCGGAGAATTACACCATTCATACGGCATTACACCTACAATGCCGATGTATCACGCATTTTTAAAAATGGAAAATGACATTATGAGAACGGCACGGAAAAATTTTAGTTGAGGTGAGATAAAGTGGCGAGTCAAAATCAATGGGCTTATGACCTTGAAGACCTTACATATGCGATTATGAAAACCCGATGTGAGAAAAAATTGAAAACTAAATACCCAAAACTAAAATTCACACAAGAGGAACAGTCGGACAGTGCAACGGCTAGTTTCCCGACAGTGCTAGTTCAAGCACTCGAACCTATAGAACAGAACGAGGATTTAGAGGGCAGAAGAACAAATACAGTGTTATTTACGGCGCAAGTAACTGTTACAACAAATAAAAGCCGTTCAGAAGCCTTGAATGTGGCGCAGACAGTGGCTGATGAATACAAAGCTATGTCATTCAAGCTGGCACCAGCCCCATTCGCTAGGAAAAACGGCAAAATATGGACAGCAACATTGCGTGCTAGGCGGTCATTTGACTGGAACGATAGATTATAAGAGCCTTTTGGCTCTTATTTTTTTATGAAAAATTAGGAGGTAATCAAAATGGCAACAGGTTTAAAAAGTAGAATTGCTTACAAGACACCAAGCTCATCTGTCACAAGTGGCGATTATTGGGCTGGAACTTACAAGCTCTTACTTAGAGCAAAATCAATTCCCTCACCATTCGGTTCACAGAACATGGTAGATACTTCAACTCTTGAGGATTTAGTAGAGACACAGGAAATGGGCAGACGTTCAGCCGGTTCCATGGAAGTTGAAGGAGCTTTTGAGAAAAAGTACAAAGACGAGATGGTAACTAACGAGGGTAAGAAGCTCGACTTTATCATTCTTTATGGTACAGACGGAAAAGGTTCAGAGGGTATCTGCGCTTTTATTGGTCAGGAGTCATTCGCCCCAGGTGAGGCTTCCGATGACCACTTAACAGGAACTGCGACTGTATCAGTTCAGACAGTACCTAAGTGGATTGAGGATAATTACGAGGTTGCGGTAACAGAGGATGACCAAGGCTATCCAACAGCAATCACACTCACAAAAAAAGGGTGAGCCAATCGGAAAAAGCCGTAGCGGTTGGCTATGATGATAGCACGGCTGACAGCGAACTTGAAGATACAATATAGCAAGGTAATTGAGGCAGTATTAAAACTGCCTCTTCCCCTATATAAATTAGGGAGAAAGGGAAAGATAAAATGAAAATTAAATTAAGTGGAAAAGAGTATACAGTTAAATTCGGATATGCACCGGTAGTTAAAAATAAAATTATCCCAAGGCTCGTAGGAATGGAACAGCAGGGTGAGGGACTTGAAGTCATTGACAACATGCTTGAATTTTTACCGGAGTTTTTACTTGTAGGCTTGCAGAAATTCCATGCTGACGAATTTGGCTTTGATTTTGACAATAAAGAAGCAAAAGAGAAACAGCTTGTAAAGGTATACGATTTACTTGACGATTACCTTGACCCGGAGAATGAAGAGGGCGGAGATTTACAATCACTCTATAATGACTTGTCTGCGGAAATGGAGAAAAACAGTTTTTTATCCAAGATGTTGGCGAAAGAGGTACAGACAGCCAAGAAGAAACCAATCAAGAAGTAAAAGAGCTTACATGGGAAGTATATTGCAACGAAATCCGCCCATATTGGCTTTTGGTAACTAAAGGCTATGGATTTAGCGTTGAGGACATAGACATGTCTTGTCCGGCTGATTTAGAGCCTTATTCAAAGGCTTATATGCTTGCACAAAAAGAAACCGACTCCAACATGTGGGCTTGGTGGGGCACATACGGATTAAGCGCAACTCTTACAGCAATTGACAGAGCTTTGAATGGCAACAAAGCAAGAGCAAAATACATCGAAAAATCATTAAATGAGCAATACTCAGAAGATAACGAGCCTAAATACAAGGAGTCTAATGAGGAAATTGCCGTTTATGAGATGAAGCAACGAATTAACGCATTAAGACAGTCGGGATTACCTGAAAGTCCTGACTAATGAGGTGAAAATATGGCATATAAAGGAATTGACGTATCGTCATATCAAGGAAATATTGATTGGAGTAAGGTTAAGTGGGCTGGTGTACAGTTCGCTATCTTAAAAATAATCCGTAGAGACCTTAATCCGGATAAAACCTTTGAGCAAAACTGGAAAGGCTGTACTGATGTAGGAATGCCGATACAAGGTGTTTATAACTACTCATACGCTACAACAGTAGACAAGGCAAAGACGGATGCACAGAGAGTGATTGAGGTACTTAACGGAAGAAAAACTTTCGTTTGGTTAGATGTTGAGGATAAGTGCCAACAAGGACTCGGACAGACGCTTATTGATATTATCAACACATATCAGAGTGTTATCAAAAGTGCCGGGCTTAACTTTGGTGTATACACAGGACTTAGCTTTTATAATCAGTACATTGCACCATACGCAAATCAGATTAATTGTCCGTTTTGGATAGCACGTTATCCGTCAACTAAAGGAATGTCTATTGGCGATGAGCCTAATAGCGCCAAAAAGCCTGTTATACAGCATCCACTGTATGGCTGGCAGTATTCAAGCGCATTTACTTGTAGCGGTCTGAATAACAGTACTGACGCTAACTTACTCTATATTGAGCTTGGCAAGGGCGATGGAATAGAGAATAATCCGGCACCAACAGCAACTCCGACACCAATAGCAACTCCGGCAAAGAATAACGCTTGGAAAGGCAATGAGGAATATTACCTCGATAATGATGACGTAAGAAAATGGCAACATGCCATGAACATCGGATTTGACACAGACGAACTTAAGGAAGATAGCAAGTTTGGAGCTAATTCACAGAGATTTGCTAAAAATCACAATTTGTGGAGCGGTCAGAGACATAACTGCCCGACAGCCATTAAGTGGCTGAGAAAAACTCTGCATGACAAGTACCATTTTTACAAACTTGATACTGATTACGGCAAGTGGACGGATTATCTCACTAAATGTGTCATGGTATTTCAAAAGAATAGAGGCCTTAAGCAAGATGGATATGTTGGATTGATTACAACATACTATCTGCTCAAAGACTAAATACATGAGAGCTACTTTAGGGTAGCTCTTTTTTATTACAGGGAGGTGAGAAAATGGCAGAGAGCATTGAGCTTCAAATCAAGTCGGACGCGCAACAAGCAACTAGAGCCATAAGCAATTTACAAAGCAAGTTGCAAGGACTTGGAAGTACTCTCAATTCCCTCAATGGTGCAAGCATAAGCAATTTTTCGAGTGGAATGTCACAACTTGCAACATCACTTAGAAGTGTGAGCAGTATTGACACTCGTACTTTTAGCAAGATTGCAACCAACATGGAGAAACTCGGCAACCTTGATACTGCAAGACTTGTCAGCTCAGCGAGTGCTTTGAAGAACATGGCAACAGAATTGTCGGGCTTTGCGAATATCTCAAAGCAATCAGCAGAGATTACACAGCTAACAGCTTCAATTTCAAAACTTGGCTCAAAATCAGCCGGTTATGCTGCGGATAACATAAGAAACCTTGGTAGTGCCTTGAAAGAGGTAATGACAACATTATCTAACGCACCGAGAGTCAGCAACAACATTATTCAAATGACTAATGCACTTGCTAATCTGTCACAGCAAGGCTCAAAAGTCGGTTCGGCTAGTAGGTCACTTGTAACAGGCTTTTCAAACACAACTAAGTCGATTAAGAGCACAAGAAGTGGATTTAGGGGCTTAGCTTCAACCATTGGTAAGTTTTACGCAACTTATTGGTTGGTTATGCGAGCTGTAGGAAAAATAGGCGGTGCAGTTGATTTAGCGAGCCAATTAACAGAGGTTCAAAACGTAGTAGATACCACGTTCGGTGATATGGCAAGTAAGGTTGATGATTTTACAAAAACATCAATTCAAGATTTTGGAATGTCGGAGCTTACAGTCAAGCAAATATCAAGCCGTTTCCAAGCACTAGGTACTTCTATAGGTATTTCGTCAGAGCAAGTGGCAAATGGTACGGCAGTGGCAAATAAAGCTCTTATGAGCCAAAATAACACGCTATACAAGACTACAGACAGTATGGCTGATATGTCGCTTAACCTTACGAGATTATCTGGCGATATGGCCTCATTCTATGATGTAGACCAAGCTGATGTTGCAAAGAGCTTACAATCCATTTTTACAGGAACAATTGCACCATTAAGGAGATACGGACTTGATTTAACACAAGCCACACTTTCAGAGTGGGCTATGAAAAACGGACTTGACTCAAATATTAAATCCATGACGCAAGCTGAAAAGGTATTGCTAAGATATAATTATGTCATAGCAAACAGCAAAGCCGCGATGGGTGATTTCGCCAAAACTTCCGATAAACGAAACTTTAGTTTCATGTGTCGCGCAGCATAGTAATGTGCTGATGAAAAATCGAGTAAAGTCGGTGAATGCTAAGTTGACTTTTATTTTTAATATGATATAATAAGTACATAGAAAGGAGATTTTATGAATACTTATTATATCTACGAAGCAAAAAATCTTTTAAATGGAAAATTATATATTGGATGTACAAATAACATAGGTCAAAGAATAAGACAACATATTTTGGCAGCAAGTAAGTGCGATAATGAATTTCATAAAGCACTTAATAACGATGGCATTACAAACTTTTCTTGGAGAATCCTTGAAACGTGCTTAGCGAAAGAAGACGCTGTCGTTTTAGAAGCAAAGTATATTTCTACTTTTAATACAATAACTCCAAAAGGTTATAATATGGCATGGGCTAATGGAGGAATGCCAAAAACAAGGCCTATTGTATGTTTGTCGTTAGACGGAAAATTTGAAAAAAAATATGAATATTTTTCTCAAGCAGTAAAAGACGGTTACGATATTGGAAGCATAAGAGAAAGCTTGAAGTCAAATACAAGGACATCATTTAATCATATATTTATGTATGAAGATGATTATATTAAAAATGGTGCCAAAAAGTATAGAAAGCCAATTTCTAAATGCGCAAAAAAAATTGTAATGTGCGACCTTGATGGGAATTTTATTGCAGAATATGAAAGTGTTGCAGCTGCGGCTGAGCAGACAGGATTTAGAAGGCCTAATATATCTGCAAACTTGACAGGAATGTCAAAAACTACAAATAATCATATCTTTGTTTATAAAAATAATTATCCAATAAAAGATTTATCTATTTATAAAAAATGCGGAAAAGGAATAAAGATTGTTCAGTTAGATAAAACAACAGGAGAACTTTTAAATGTTTTTGATAAGATTTCTGATGCCGGAAGGTATATAGGAAAATCCTATAAAAATATTCAAAAGGTTCTTGATGACATGAGCAGAACAGCATATGGTTATAAATGGATGCGATATGAAGAATATATAAAGCCAATAAGTTAATACCGAGGTAATCAATCAGATAGCGAAAGGCTGATTGACACTGTAACGCGTAGGAAGTGAATAAATATAATCTTCCCAAGAGTGCTCGACAACCATAAGACGTAGAAATGCGTCTTATTTTTGTGGTTGAAAATGTACGCTGAACTTATAGGAAACTATAAGAAGTAGAGGATAAAAAGCCTTTACGATAACAAATTGACATGGGCGAATAGTGTAAGAGTCCTCAAGCAAGAGTTTCAAGCATGGGGCAGTATCATAGGTAGCGTAATAATCAATGCTTTAAAGCCATTTGTTCAAGCCTTAAGTAAAGTAATGCTCAAGGTTATCAGCTTCACAAGAACTGTAGCTGACGCGCTCGGAGCAATCTTCGGATGGACTATCGAGATAAGCGGTGGCGGTGCTACTGTTGACGGCATGGAGGACATAGCTGGCGGAGTAGGTGATATTGGTGATAGCGCTGATAGTTCTAATAAGAAAGCCCAAAAACTGAAAAAGACACTGCTTAGTATAGATGAGATACACGCACTTGACGATAACAGCGATAGTGGCAGTGGTGGCGGTTCAGGCAGTGGTGGTTCAGGTGGTGGTGGAGCCGACAGTGGAGTTAATAGTTCACTGAAAAAGACCGATGGATTGCTCGAAAAATACAAATCATCAATCAAAGACCTTTACTCGCTTGGAAAGTACATTGGTGATGCTCTTGCGAGTGCCATGGAGAGCATTGATTGGAAGAAGATTTATCAGAAAGCTGACAATTTCGGAAAAGGACTTGCAGACTTCCTCAATGGCTTAATCAGCCCAAGACTCTTTTACGATTTGGGCGCAACAATAGCCGGTTCGCTGAACACAGCTTTGCATTTTCTCAATTCATTCGGTACAACATTCGACTGGACTAATTTTGGCTTGTCGATTGCTAACGGCATTAATGGATTTTTCGAGAATTTTGATTTTGCATTATTGGGGCAGACTATATCAGCATGGGCGAAAGGAATACTCTCAACTCTAACAGCAGCAGTAGAGAACACAAATTGGGCTGAAATCGGTACTCAAATTGGTACGTTTTTTGCCAATATTGACTGGGTGGGAGTTTTTCAAGACGTTCACGAGCTTGTCAATGGATTAGCAGAGGGCATTATAACAGGGCTTGCAAACTGGTTCAAAGAAGACCCTTTGAGCGCAACGATTGTAGCCGGTTTTGCTCTTGCAAAATTAACAGGAATAGACGGAAAAGTTGGCGCACTATTATCGTCAAAACTATCAAGCGTTTCTGCAAAAGTCGGATTAGTCCTTGCGGCAGATGGTGTTTCACTGTTTTTTGACTCAAAAGGAACTGATGTTAATTCCGTTGTTTCACCTTTAATGGCAGGACTTGGAGCTAAACTACTCGGTGCTTCATGGCAAATATCCATTTCTGTAGCTATAGTGCTCGCCGCCGCAAACATAGGCTTAGCAGTGGGAAACTGGATAGCCGGAACAGATGTCACTTGGGGGGATATTTTCAAAAACCTAAGTGATACAAGTTGGTGGACTGATTTATTGACATATATTTCGGGAGATTTGGCAAAGTTTGGCGGAAACCTTGTAACAGATGTAAATAACTGGCTAGTAGACTTCATAAACGGAATTATTACAAAGTTAAATAAACTGCCTTTTGTAGAATTGCCACTTATAAGTGAAAGCGCAAAGGTGACGAAAGATGATGTCAAAAGATACGGAGAAGAAGTAGACCAAGCTGTACAGGATATGCAGAATGGTGTCGGAAAAAGCGTAGGAAAAACGAACGAGCATATTTCGGGAGCCGGACGCAAACTTGACGAATACAGGAAAAAGACAAAAGACGATACAAGCGACATTAGTTCGTCTCACAAAACCGCAAGCGATAGTGTAAAAAACTCTCTAAGCGGTACAAATTCGGCAATAGACGGCACCAAAAATAAAATGGGAGAACTTGAAAGCAAGTCAAGTACAAGCACAACCAATTCAAAGGGTGTGTTTAACGGACTTGCAAACGCACTAGGACAAGCATTTAGCAATATAAACTCCGGCATAGACGGAACTAAAGGCAAAATGGGAGAGATGGAGAATAAGTCAAGTACAAGCTCGACAAATTCTCAAAGTGCTTTCTCAAGGCTTAAAAACGGACTTTTGGGATTCCTTGCCTCAATAAACAACTCTATTAATGGCAACAAGGCAAAAATGGGGGAAATGCAAGACAAGGCAAACTCGAGCACAAATGGCGCTAAAAGCTCATTTTCAGATTTTGCAGCTAAAGCCAGTAGGTCACTCGCAAACACAAACAATTCCATGAGTGGAACAGAAAGGAAGATGAATAATCTGCCTAGTGTTTGGCGAGGAATTAGTTTACCGAGCATAACGGCAAAAATTAAAATCCCTCACCTGTCAGTAAGTTGGGAAGATTTTGGAAAATTCAGTTTACCGAAAATATCTATTAGGTATTATCGCCAAGGCGGTTTCCCAAAGGGCGAGGATGGAATGTTTTTAGCAAACCATAATGAGATGATAGGTAAATTCTCAAACGGCAAAAACGTGGTAGCAAATAATCAACAGATTACAGAGGGAATTAAGCAGGCTGTCATGGAGGGCATGGCACAAGTAATGATGAACTATAATGCCGGCGGAAACTCTGCACCTATCATTGAAAACGTGTTCAAATGCGACAGCGAAACGCTCTATCGCATGACACAGGTAGGCAAAGCAAAGCACGGACAACGATATATTGTAGCAAATGAATTTGGCTAAGACACTCACCCTTGCATGGGTGTCTTTTTACGAGGTAACAATATGGCAATGATGTTAGTAGACGGAGTGGAATTACCTACGCCGTCAAGCTTTGAATGGGGCTTGATTGATGTGTCTGCAAGCGATAGTGGACGTACACAAGACGGCAAAATGCACAAGAATAGAATAGCACAGAAACGACAAATTAAATTGTCGTGGAATGGTACAGACAAGGCTAGGACAGCAAAGATACTTCAAATGGTGAACCCCGAATATATCAGAGTGACATATCCTGACGCTATGAGCGGTACTGATGAAACACGTACATTCTATGTGGGTGACAGAACTGCGCCTATCAAGATATGGACTGTTGGTAATAAGAGGTATGAGGTATTAAGCTTTCCTCTCATAGAAGTATAAGGCGGTGATTAAATGCTAAACGTATCAGCTAAATGGCAAAGGGCAGTAATGCTCGATAATGACATAAACGTAAATTGTTTTGCTGACATAGTTACGGCAAGTGGCGAGAAAATCCCTATTAGTGATAGTGAGCTGTGGGCGAATGACTTCGAAGTTAATGACTCAACATCAAGCAATGGTACTTTCACAATCGGGGCTTTGATTGCCGGAAAACTGAAAATTAAGCTGAATAATATTAATGAAGATTACAGCAAGTATGATTTTGATAAGGCAAGCGTAACAGCATATGTTTCAAAAAGCTTTTCTGATGGCACAAGTGAAAAACTAAAAATCGGTGAGTATAGAGTCAGCGAAACAAGTTATGATGGCTCACTCATAACGCTTACTTGCCTTGACAATATTAACAATTTCAATCGCGAGTACGATAGCAATTTAAGCTACCCTACGACAGCATATGAGGTAGTCAGAGACGCTTGTATTAAGTGTGATGTACCTTTTACTATGGCGAGATTTGACAACTCTGATTACGTGATTAACGAGATACCAAGTGATAATCAAAAACTTACATATGGACAGGTGATAGCTTACATCTTGCAGTTAAGTGGATTATGGGGCAAATGCGGTCACGATGGTGAATTACTTATCGGTTGGTATGATATGAGCCAGTTTGAAAGCCAAAATTACAATGGTGGAACTTTTAGCACGAAAACTACACCATACTCTGACGGAGATAGTGTTGATGGTGGAACATTTAAGTATTCTGATGGAGATAGTGCTGATGGCGGAACATTTACAGAAGCGAGAAATTACCACAATATTTATACGCAAAAAGACTTGAATGTTGCGACCGATGATGTTGTTATCACCGGGGTAAAGGTAACTGTAACCTCAAAAGAGGATAAGGCAAAAGATGTTAATGCGCTTGCCGGAAAAGAAGGATATGTAGTCTCAATCTCTGATAATCCGTTTATTTCGGCAGAAAAGGCACAGACAGTTGCAAACTATATCTTCAAAAAAATCGGTGGCATGAGGTTCAGACCTCTTGATGCTACACTCTTGTCAAATCCACTGATTGAGAGTGGAGATGTGGCGCTTGTGACAGACCGCAAGCAGAATACCTATAGCTGTTTTATTTCTAACCGAGCATTTACAGTTGGAAGCGGTACAAAAATTTCATGCGATGCTGAAAATGCTTCAAGAAATAGTGCTGATAAATTTAGCAATGAGACAAAGGCTATCGTACAGGCTAGGAAAGTTGCACAGGCACAACTAAGTGTATATGATAAGCAAATGCAATTGTTGACACAGCTAATGTCTCAATCGCTCGGACTTTTTAAGACTGAGCAGAAGCAAGAGGATGGCTCGATTATTTACATCATGCACAATAAAGCCGACCTTAATTCGAGCAACATACAGTGGAAAATGACGGCTAATGGCATGGCTGTATCAAGTGACTATGGTAAAACGTGGAATGCCGGAATTGATAAAGACGGAAACGCTATTTTCAATATTATGTCTGCTATTGGCATTAATTTTGACTGGGCGCATGGTGGCACGCTCACTTTAGGCGGTGAGAATAACACAAACGGCAAGCAGTATGTCAAAGACGCAAACGGAAAGACACTTGTAACGCTGGATAATAAAGGCATTGCACTTGATAGCAGTGTGAAAATTGCTTGGGATAATGTGGCTGAAGCTACTGCTAAAGTCACTCAAATAACCAAAGACACAGTGACTACAAGCTATGTAAATGCACTTAGTGTTAAGGCCGGTTCAGTTGACGCGGAGGACATCACAGGAACAACAATTACCGGCAAGAATATTGTTGGCGGAACAATTGATATTGGAAATGGAGTGTTTGCAGTTGACAACGATGGAAAAGTAACCGCTTCAAATTTTAATATGTCCGGTGGAAGTATTGCACTGAACGGAAATTTAAGTAATTCAACGATTGATTTAACGGCCACTGACAATTCGGGAAACAATTATGAACTTTGGATGAATGGCGCAGTCTTGCGAATTGTCAAAAATGATGAGAATTTGATTACACTTTACGGAGCCACAGGCTCTATAGGTGCACAGACAATGTATGCTCAAGAGATAGGCTCTGATAAATTTAGAGAAACCGATAGAGGATATGCAATGTGTGGTGATGCAACAGGACATACTTATCATTGTGACTGGAATGGCAGTGCCTTAAGTTTCCAAGTTGATGTTACTTGGGTATGGAGTTCGTCAGATAAACGATTAAAAAAGAATATTGAAGCAATTAATCAAGATTATATTGACGCAGTAGGCTCGGTTGATTTATTTCAATACAATCTTAATAGGCAAGGATATTCAGACAAGCCCTTATATTTTGGAGCAATGGCACAGGATATAATCGAGAATCTTAAAGATAAAGGACATGTCGATGAAAATCTTGATATGATTTTCCAAAATAAAGCAACATCGGATGATGATACACTGTACTACGGCATGAACTATGAGCAATTCCTAATCTTAAGACTTGCCGGAGACGAGCAAAAGATTGATAAAATGCAAAAACACATAGATGAATTGGAAGATAAGTTTTCAAGATTGTGTCAGAAATTAGGCATTAACGAAAGCGAGGTGTAGCTTATGGCAATTCAAATGAGACGAGGGGCATACGCGCAGTTTGACCCCTCAAAAATGAAGGCTGGAGAATGGGCGGTATCGACTGACTCTGACACGAAAAAACAGCAGATATGGATGTGCTTCGCACCGGGAGTCGTTAAGCGAATGGGAACTGTTGAGGATTTTGACGTTGAAGTTCAAAGACTTATTCAGAGTTACCTTGACGGCATGGCTCAATCCGTGTCACAGGCTCAAAAATCAGCACAAACTGCGACAGAAAAAGCCAACTCGGCAAGCAATTCTGCTTCACAGGCTCAAAAATCAGCGCAAACTGCTTCGCAAAAAGCAAACGAGGTCGCCCAAACTTCGGGAAAGATTGATACGGCGGTAAGTCAAGCAAACGCAGCTACAAAGGCTGCAAATGAAGCTGCGCAAAGAGCGGAACAACAAGCCGGGCTTGTCGAGCAGAAAGCAAACGGAAGAGGCATTACTTTTTCTGTGACAAGTGCTGGATTACTCAATGTAAGTAAGGAGGACTAATATGAGCGGAATAGACATTATATCAGATACAACAGGGCAAGCTATTGTTGAAAGCATTAAAGCCCTTGGTACAAAATTAAGTGAGGGAAGAGTTATTTATGGTGTTCACATCAATGGTGCAGATAGTAACCCAAAAACAAGAGCCACATATTTAGCGGACGCAGTAGGCATGACTCCGGCACACATGAATTTCACGAGTGGAACTTTTGATTATGGTTCATGGGCGAATGCCTTTTTTATGCCGAAGCCATGTATGCTTAAAACGAATGGACAGGTTGACTATTATCTCAACGAGAACGATTTGACTAAAAAAACAGATGGCAGTGCGTCAGATATAGCAAACATTGATTATAATGGCAACGCCATGATGGAGTGGGGAGACGGTACCAACCTGATATGGTGGAAGATAGAACCGGATAAGGGCAATCCTAACAGTGCAAGCCTTTATGCTGCCAACTATCAAGCTGATAAAGATTTTAAAAATCTGAATTTTACTGATATTAACGGCAATGAAAAATCTCATTTTTATACACCAATTTATAACGGCTCACTTGACGGCAACAATAAGCTACGCTCAATAAGTGGTCAAACAGTTATTAAATCGAAATCTGCTAGTCAAGAAATGACATATGCAAGAGCTAATGGCGCCGGATATGAAATTGAGCAATATGTTGACAGACTCTTGATTAATATTTTGCTTATCATCATGGGAAAATCTACCGACACACAAGATGTATTCGGGTGGGGCATGAGTGAAAATACCGGTGATGAAAACTTGTTACTCGAGACTGGTACAATGAATAGCAAAGGCTTATTTTGGGGCGAGAATGCCGGAAAAGCCGGAGTTAAAGTATTCGGTATGGAGAATTATTATGGCAATCAGTGGCGAAGAACAGTTGGGCTTATCCTTGCTAATGGTATAGCAAAAGTCAAGCTATCTCCGTCAACAAAGGACGGAAGCAAAGCAACCAACTACAACACTGACGGAACGGGATATATTGAGATACCTAATTCAACTCCTAGTGGTACATCAGGCGGATATATTAAAGATGTGCTGTATACGGCATTAGGCATGTTTCCAAAATCAATTACAGGCTCATCATCGACCTATTATCCTGATGGCTGTTTGTTTGACATTGCAATTATAGCCTTTGCTCTTTTCGGTGGCTTCCTGATCGACGGCCGTCTTTGTGGCGCGTTCTTCGTGAACTTGCACGCCGGGGCTGGTTCCGCGGGGTGGCACCTCGGGGCTTCTCTTTCCTACAAATAACTTGCAACTATTAAACCATTTATAGATTTTGAAAAACTAAAGCACAAAATTTCAACAGTAGACAGAAAGGCAAGGTGTATTGAATATGACAGAATATAAGCTAGTAGAAAGTATGCAATCGGACAAACCGCTTGATATTGACACAACATCTTCTCCGAATATCGTTTATCAGCGAAAAAACATTAAATCGGTTGAAGCGACAGGGAGTGAGGATGATTTTACTTACAAGCCTAAGCACTGGGAGTACGAGGAGCGCGAGCTGACACAGGAAGAATACTCGCAGTATCTTATTGCTATGGAACAGGCAAAAGAGATTAACGAGCACTCTGACGAGGAAGCGATAGACAACTATACAAGGCAGTTAATGGACGAGGGGGTACTTTAATATGAGAATATTAGTTGAGAGCCTTAAAAGGCTATACGAGAGCGACAGAGTAACCAAGGAAGAACTACTCGACAGAGTAGCAAGCGGTAAAATATCGCAAGAGGAATATGAGTACATTACTTCACGACTAGAATAAAAAAGAGAGGGAATTTTCCCTCTCTGATTATTGTCCTATAAACACTCCGACATCATCTGCGAATGGATTGAAATTGTAATCCATTTCAATACTTTGCGCGTTTGTTGGAACTTCAAATGATATATCGACATTTCCGGTTCTACCCGGCGAAAGCTCTAAAATTGAAGAGCTGTCGGTCAAATAAAGCATGTTTTCGACTTGCACGTTATCAGCATATCCAGTTGCATTAGTATAAGAAAAACTAAATGTTTCGTCACTATTATTTACCACTTGAAAGCTAAAAGTAACATATTTATATCCACTTTTAGGCTTCTCATAATCATAATTTGTATTTTCATAAAAATTAGTTAAAGTTACATTTGTGTTGTCTTGATAAGTTATTGCCTCTCCGACACAGGCTTCAACTCTTTGATAATCTTGCGAGGAGCCATCCTCTGTCTCGGTTTCTATTTCACTTTCAACTTGATTATTGGACTTCTTATCACTTTTAGCGGTATCAGTACTTGAATGGTCTACAAAAATCAATCCTAAAGCAGAAAGAACACATATCACAATAGTAACAATCGAGCCTACATGACGTCTTGGAATTTGTTCTGAACTCTTAAGAGCTAAATCAATGATAGCAAGTATCAGCGCTGTTATGATACATATTACATCAAGAAAAAATGGTGCGCATAGTATAAGCGGTAGGCAAAAACAAATAGCTATTGTACTTAATACAGAATCTTTCTTTTTAAATGGCTTATCTTGTATGTATAGATTTACATAATAGCTTGAAGTTTTGCGGTCAACGAGATAGTTACTCTCGATATGTCTACAGACCATTTCCATATTGCCTTGATAATACTTATCTAAATCGCCAATATTAACATAATGATTGTTAATGCAGTATTCTCTATATCTTTTCATATAAAAAATCCCCCTTCTAGTTCTTTTTTGCTATTTTACTCTTTGCAATCCATGTTGTCAATATTCGACAAAATAAAACACTTTAAAGTGCTACAGTAATGATGTTCTCAAACAAGAGAACTCTTCAAGTTTCGGTAGGGCGGTGGATTTTTCTGCCGTCCTTATTAACGTTTAAGAACAAATGTTCTATAATTGATGTATCGGAGGTGGCATTGTATGGAATATAAGGATGAAATAATTAAAATGATTGAGGGCTTGGAAGATAAAGACCTGTTATTGTACTTGTACATATTTATTAAAGGAAAAATAGAGGCAGAGTAAAAACTCTGCCTTGTGGTTATATTTTCTTTTCCCAAACGTTACCACACTTTGAGCACACAAACTTTGTTTTGCCGTTCTTGCCTTTAATTCCGGTAGCAGTACCGACAACGGCACCGACAGGCCCGAAGAGACCACCTACTGTGTTGCCAACAAGTGCTTTACCGAATGAGAATTTTTTCTTGGTATCAACAGGTATGCCAACACCATCACAACCCCATTTAGGACATTTAACAGTTTTACTCATAATAAAATACCACCTTTCTTATTAATTTGATTTATTTTGAGTATTTTCATACATCATATCTATTAAATTCATAATATTTTCTTGCTCTTTATCCGACAATTTAGATAATTTCAACGCATAGTCTTTAATTCTACTATCCATTTTCGACAGAGCCAAGTCTTTTGTTGCCTCCTCGACAACTGAATGGTGCTCTTTTCCGGTAACTAAATAATCAAGTGAACAATCAAGACATTCTGCAATTTTTACCAGCTTAAACAATTTTGGACAGCTTTTTCCTTTTTTCCAATCTGAAAAAGTACTTTTAGGGAAACCACCATATTTAGCCACTTCTGAATCATTTAACCCTTTTGAGTCTCTTAATTTACAATATCTTTCGTACATAGAAAATCTCCTTAAAAAAAGTTGTGATTTCTCAACATTTGGGGCTGACAAATAAGACTTCCTAATGTAGAATGAAAAAGAAGTTAGGAAATCTCAACTCAATAAAAAATAAAATTGAGAAAATAATATTATGTTTCTGGACAATTCATAGTATACACGATTTTCTAATTTTTATCAAGACATAGTTAGGATTTTTGAACTAAAAAACAAAAGCTGTTAGTGTACTACCACTAACAGCCGTTGCCTTATTTTTTACACCACATACATTTTGCAGTCTTTCGACGCACTGTGTAGTACCAATGCTTCTTTAAATGTTCCGTCACTTATGCAGTTTAAGTTCAGCAGTCTAATTGCCATTAGCTGACGGATTGGGAGGAGTATCTAACATAGCACGGCATATTACCGGATATGCCAGCCGTGATTTTTTATCGAGCTTTACTGCCCAAAATGCGCTACACCGATTGCTACATTTTAAATGCGACCTCGCAAATATGGAACAGGCAAAATCAAAATTGCTTTCAAGGTTTTTACCTCCTAGCGTATTTTGCCTAATATGGCGCTTTTATTGTAACGGATTTCCTAACTATTGTCAAGAAAGGAGATGGGAAATTGAATAAGAAAAAACGACAGGCGAGCTTTAAAAAACTTGATACGCTCATAAAAGCTAGAAACGTTTCGTTTTACAAACTTTCAGAAGAGCTTGGAATGGCACGAAGTACTTTTTCAGATTGGAAATCGGGAAAATCAATGCCAAAAACAGACAAGCTAATTAAGATTGCTAATTATTTTGGTGTAGAAGTTTCTTATTTTATTGAGTAGAGAGGAAGGAGTAGAAATGTCGAAAATCGAAATCAGACAGGTTGAGGGCGAAAAGATTTTTACAGAAATCTGCATTGATGGTCACAAAATTGACGGAGTGAGAGGCTATGAATTGAGACAAGACAGAGCCGGATTTCCCGTACTAACAATTGACTTGAATGCGTTTGATATTGCCACAGACTTGCGAACACTACAGTTGAATCAAAAATATGTGGGCGGTATCGAGAGTATCAAATTTAAAGATGGCTATGAGGCTCATTTTGGCTCTCGTGTTTCATCAGATAGGGAGATTATACCTTAGAAAGGAAGTGAATTGGATGAGCAAAGAGAGATACACAATAACAGACAAGGACGGAAAAAGTGTAATTGCTGAAAAAGAGGATTCTCGATATATCAGCATTGATGAATTTGCACAGCATATCGCCATGGATATTGTTGATGATTACAGAGAAATCAAAAGTGGCGATAAGCACCCGGAAGAAACCGACATTGAACTGTCGATTAAAGCACTTACCGCCATTTCCCCAGTGATTAAAGCTTTTAGAAGTAATTTAGGGTACGGAATGGATTGTTAGCTGGTTCGACTTTTGCTAATTGTGGTTTTTCATTAGGCAATGTTTTGATAATTTCATCACAGTATTGGTCGTACAGTTTTTTGAAATCACTATATGAGCCGTTAAAACCACAAATTTTAGCAGTAGCATAAGCTGACACACATTGTTCAGTAGCCATATTTACACCTCTTTTCTTATTTAGAATAAGAGGATTATACCACAGAAAGGAGAAAACATGAACGATTTACAAATTTTCAATAATGAAGAGTTTGGAGAAATCCGAACAGCAGTAATAAATGATGAACCTATGTTTTGCTTGATTGATATTTGCAAGGCATTGGAAATCAAAAATGCTACAGATGTAGCAAAGAGATTAGATGAAGATGAACTGACTAGATTAAATCTAGGCAGTCGAGCCGGAGAGACAAATTTCATAACAGAAAGCGGTTTGTATGCAGTAATTCTTAGAAGCGACAAGCCTAATGCTAAGAAGTTTCGTAAATGGGTGACATCAGAGGTACTTCCGTCAATCAGAAAAACAGGCAGTTATGGTATGCCAAAGACAACAGGCGGTCAGATACAACTTTTAGCACAGGGCTATACAGAATTAGAGCAGAAAGTAAACGACATAAAAGATGATGTGAGCGAGCTTAAGGAAAATGCACCACTTTACAGTTGCGATATTGATGAGATACAACAGCACGTTAAGCGCAGAGTTGTAAATATCCTTGGTGGCAAGCAGAGCGAAGCATACAGGGACAACAGCATCAGACATAAGACATTTTCTGATATATGGACGCAGCTAAAGCGTGAGTATGGCTGCGTATCTACTTATAAGAGTATCAAGAGAAAGTATATAGACGATGTGCATGAGTTCATTGATTGCTATGTCGTGCCTAAGTATCTTGATGAGCTTATTCATGATGCAAACGCTCAACAGAGCTTTGCATAGAGAGGTGATTGTATGAGAAAAAGAACTTTAAAAGAAAAATTCTATACAGGTTGTGGCTATTCGATTTTCGGAGCATTAGCATTTGCATTTTTCCTTGGATTATCGGTGGCATACGGAATTAAGACAGCGAGTATTATCGTTGGAGCAATCGTAACAGTATTTTGGCTGATACTGATTGCAATATGTCTCATAGAGGAGGGCGAACCGCATGAGAAAAAGAAAACTGATATTGATGTTATCAATTTCAATAATTGGAACTATGACCTTAAAGCCAATAGCAACGAAAGCAGATAGCAAAATTGAGCTGACAGCCGGTGTTACTTCCTATATTAATAGCGTAATGCTTGGAAAGATTGAGCCAACAGTAGTTCAGAATGAACCGGTTGTAGTTGAGCAGACCTATGAAGAGCCAACAGTTCCGACTTGCCGTAAGAAATACAGTTGTAGCCGGTTTAAGAAGCTGGGACGAGTCAGATATGGCGATTACACTTATACGTGGTACTCACAGAGAGCGTTACCCGGAGGCGGTCTAAATATTCCGGGCAGACATCTAAACGAGCATGGACTTGTTGTAGACGAAAACGAATACGCGGTAATTGCAAGTGACGATTTACCACATGGAAGTGTGGTTGATACTCCTGTTGGCATACAGGGAATTGTATATGACGAGGGAAGCGGAAATGGAAACCTTGACATCTACTGCGATTGGTAGCCAATTGAAACGTCAGAGTGCTAACGATTACCTACAAGAATTATATCGAGCTAAACGGCACAAAGACAAATCGTTTGACTTTCAAGCGTTACTAGATAAAGAAATGGAGAAGCTAAATGAACAATGTAAGACGAATTAGGTTAGGCGATACACGATACCGATTGAAGCCATTAACGAGAGAGCAGAAGTCGTTGCTCAACAAGGCTCATTACGTGGCGAGTGAGTGGCTTTTCGTATCGGAGTCGGACTCATACCTAAGAGTAGTGAAGAAATCAAGCCTACACGGAAATTTGATTCTAAAAACCATAAACAAATAATAGAAAGAGAGGAAACGCAATGAAGATTACACACATTTTTGCACAGAATTTTTGTAAATTCTACGGCAAAAACACATTAGACACAGATTTTTCAATGAAAACTGTGTTGTCCGGTCAGAATGAAGTCGGCAAATCAACAGTTAAGAGAATTATTCTTGATGTGCTGAATTGTCACGACGAGAACGACAGGGAGATTACAGGCATAAGACCGCATGATGAAAACGGAGTTGAGATTGACGATGTTGACATTGTGAGGGCTGTCACATTTGAGATTGACGGAAAAGCAAAGACTCTGAAAAAGGTTACAAGGCAGAAACGCAACAAAAAAGGCGAGATTACAGGAAGTGTTACTGATTACTCGATTAATGATGTGCCATATAAAATGGCTGACTACAATCAGTACATCAATGACAACATGGCAGAGCTTGGAATATTACCATTTTGTTTAAATGCCATGACATTACTCAACAAGTCACAGGCAGAGCAGAGATTAGCCCTTGCAAGCTATTTTGGCACACATACTGATGAAGAAATCTGTGATATGTTTCCACAGTTTGCTGAACTTAAACCAATGTTTGATGATGGCGATGTAGACCAGCTCAAAAAAGTATGCCGTGGCAAGCTAAACGGCACAGGCGGTAGGAATGGCTCAAAAGGACTCGTCAAGGAAAGAAACGAAATCTCAACGAGGATTGATACAATTCATTCCACCAATGAGTATACAGACCTTGCAGAGCTTGAATTGCAAAAGAAAACATACGAGCCACAGCTTAAGGAAATTGAAGATAAGTTGTCTGACTACAATAAGATTTTAGAGGACAAACGAAAGGCTACAGAGGACATTATGAACCTTAAGTTTGAGCTTTCAGATATGGAGCGAAAAGCCAATGCTGACAATCAGAAAAAGCGCATGGAGATACAGTCACAGATTGACGGCTTCGATGTTTCAATCCGCAAAACAGAGTCAATGATAAGAGCTAAAAAGGTTAACATTAAAAACTTTGAAGGTACGGTTAGAATTTACACAGAGAACTTAGCAAAGGTACGTGCTGACTGGAAAAAAGCAAAGGCACTTTCCTTTGATGAAAGCAGTGTTAATTGTCCGATGTGCGGTCAGAGATTGCCGGAAGATACAATAGAGAGTTTGAGAACTGATTTTAGTGATAAAAAATTGAAGAAGCTTAAAGAACTTGAGGATAAGGGCAATTCATTATTAAGTGACAGCAAGGAATTCAAACAGGCTATTGAGGACAAGAAGAAAGAAATAGCTGACCTTGAAGCAGAGCTTAAGGAGCTGACAGAAAAGCGTGATACTGTTGCTAACGAGTTTGAACGTGATAACATCGCTAAAGAACTTGGAATGGTACCTACTGATGTTGACATGACAGGCAACAGTGAGTATCAGGCACTTAAAGCTAAAATCGAGGAAAAAGAGAAAGTCCTTGCCGATGAAAACGATACATCAGAACTTATCAGAAAGCTCAAAAACGAGCGAAACGAACTGTTAAGGCAAGTTTCATCGACTAATGCGAGGATTGAGCTTGGTGTGGCAAATAACAAGCGTATAGACGATAGCATAGCCGACCTTGAAGATAAGAGGAAAGACCTCAATCAAGAAATTGCTGATTGGGAAAGAAAGCTTGATTTGCTGAAAGAGTTTACTCGAAAGAAAAACGAGCTTTTACAGGCTGATGTTAATAAGTATCTGAATTTTGCCACAGCAAAGCTTTTCAGGCCACTCTTAAATGGTGATACCGAGGAGTGCTGCGACTTTGTTTACAATGGTGAAGCGTATGCAAGAAATCTCAATCATGGCGCAAGGATGCTAACGGAAGTTGACATATGCCGAGCTTTTCAGAAAGTGGCAAGCGTTAATTTTCCAATTATCATTGATGATACAGAGAGTGTTGACGATTGGAGAATACCACAGATTGATAACCAACTAATCTTGTTAAAACATACACAGGACAAAGAACTTGTGATTGAAAATATGGAGGTATAGAAATGATTAAAGCGGAAGACGGAAAAGTTACATTTAGAGGTACAAAAAACAATATTATGGCAGAGGCAGTTACTGTTTTACATGCGCTTAAAGAGTCAGTTTCAGAGGAAGAGTACAAAATGGTAATTAGACTTGCTGATAAAAGTAGGGAGCAGTTGAGTGACGAAGTTGAGAGAATGAGAGAAGAAACAGAGAAAATGAAAGAAGAACTCAAAAAGTTACTTGGATTATAGGAGGTTCAACATGAGTATTAAGAAGAGAAACTATTACATGGGCGGTAAGAAACATACTGTAGAGCTTAAGTATGACGGATATATGTATACAGTCATATCTGACGGAGTTTTATTCAAGCAGACACCTAATGAACTGTTTGCGGTTCAGGTTTTTAATGAGGTGTAAAAATGGATGAAATAAGAACAAATCTGTCAAAAGAAGATGTTTTACACAATATGCTTGAAATTGTCGGCTATTTAGTCGAACAAGAGGAAGAGGTAGACGAGATTGAGGTAAAAGTGAAAGATTTGAATATGCAATTTAAAGCATGGAGAGATGAGAAGCAAAGAGAGGAGAATCGATGAGTATAAAAGGATATAAGGCATTTAACAGAGGAATGATATGCAAAGGCAAGCAATACGAAGAAAATACTACTTACGAAGAAAAAGGAAACAAAATATGTGAAGCGGGTGTAATGCATTTCTGTGAAAATCCATTTGATGTGTTGAATTATTATCCACTTATTGATGAAGATGGCAACATTTCAGATTTTGCAGATGTTGAAGCTATTGGAGATATTTATAAAGGAAAGGATAAAACAGCTACAAATAAGCTCCATATTGGTGCAAAACTTGGGCTTAAAGGGTTTATTAAGGCTTGCGTAGATTTTACAATTGAGAAAACAAAAGTTGAGACAGTCAAAGCAGACGATGTTGGTATCAGTAGTGGAGATTCCGCAAAGATAGGCAGTAGTGGAGATTCCGCAAAGATAGGCAGTAGTGGAGATTACGCAAAGATAGGCAGTAGTGGATATTCCGCACGGATAGGCAGTAGTGGAGATTACGC